CGGAAGCAAAAAGTAAACGTAAAATCTAGTGTAAAGGCTGAAGATACTTGGTCGTCACCAACACCCATATTAGTAGTGTTTTGCTCATTTGCTAGATTAAAAAGGCTTTGGTTTGCTTCGTACACATAAGTTGCATTAACTATTGGTACAAATAATAAACTAAGGATTAATAGTAGATTCCTCATTCAAGTCATTCCACTCCTTGCTACAAGTTCCCAATCCTTTTCTAAGACCTTCATCATTCCTTGTTTTCTTACAAGTTTTAATAAATGTCCAGTATTCTTCTGAGGCTAGCTTCTTAACTCTTTTTGCTTCCGCCTTTTTATTTTTCTTTGCAATCTTTGCATCGGCTTTAAGTCTTGCTTTATATTCTTTTGCGTCTGGTCTATGGTGTGGATTAGCTATCCAAGATGCTTGAGCCTCAGAACCTATCTTGCCCTCGTAAGGACAAGGAGTTCCTGCCATTTGCATTGCTTTAAAAACTCTAGGGTCTTGGCATAATATTCCAACTGCAGCGACTTTCATGCCTGTATCATATAGATACTTAGATAATTTAAGCCTTTCACAGTTTTCATCCCTTACAGTACGACCTGCAGATAAACCAAACATCTGCCCTTGAAATGCACCAGAACGACCAACAGTACAAAGGTCTTGAGAATAACTCATGATACTAGGAGCAATCGCAGAAGCAGGCGGTGCTTCAGTCTTGATATTTTGATTAATAGTTTGCTCAGATTTGCTTTCATTAATATTTCGATTTGTATTATCAGAAGTTGAATTATTAACATTTGTGTTTTTATTATCTGTAGTCACATTTGATTCAGAAGTTGAATTATTAACATTTGTATTTGTGTTATTGCTTGTTGAATTATTAACATTTGTATTTGTGTTATTGCTTGTGCTCGTCGAATTATTAGTGTTCACATTATTATTTGTATTTGTACTTGTCGAATTATTAGTTGACGTAACGCTTGATGTTGAATTATTAGTGTTCACGTTAGTATTAGTAGCTGTCGAAGTGCTGGTATTTACATTGGTGTTGGCATTAGTAGCGGTCGAGGTGCTGGTACTGGTATTGGTATTACTATTTGTATTATTATTAGTAGCTGTCGAAGTGCTGGTATTTGTGTTTGTGTTGGTATTGGCATTAGTAGCGGTCGAAGTCGAAGTATTGTTGTTTGTGTTTGTGTTTGTGTTTGTGTTTGTATTTGTTCCAGTCGAAGTGGTAGTCGTTGTATTCGTGTTTGTGTTTGTGTTTGTGTTTGTGTTGGTATTCGTGTTTGTGTTGGTATTCGTGTTTGTATTCGTGTTTGTTGTAGTTGTAGTTGAAGTAGTTTCTAAAGAATTTTGTTCACAATACTGTTCCCCTGCTGTACAGTTTCCTGTTTGATCAGCACGAACATTATTGCTAAACGTAGCAATTGTTAAAAATAATGCAATGATAAAATATTTAATCAATGTAATACTCGTTTTTTATATTCATATCCTCTCTCCGCAACAATGATCGCGTCTAAAACCCCAACAACAATAAGATCAAAAAGTTGCGCTTGTTGTTCTGCCTCTTCAAAAGTTTCTGCCCTAATTGGAGGACCGTCATATGTTTCCTCGCCTATTTTAAATTCAGTGATAAAGATTCTCACTCTTTATCCCCTTTAAAGCTCTTACTTGAGCCTGACGTACCCGCATAGAGTCCAAACCAAGCTGCGCCTGCGCCAACAATTATACTTATTAATCCTGACTGTTCAAATGATGGTTCTGGCAATTCCATAAACCACATAACAGTATAGTAAAGCAAAAAGATATATACAGTTAAAAAGGCTCTAGGAAAAATACGCCAAGAATCCACTGCTTGTGCTAAAAAGATCCATCTTTGATGAGGATTATTATTTTTAACATCTTCTAATTCTCTAATTTTATCCTTTAAAGCGCCTATTTCTTCAACCATCGCCATGAACTTATTTAAGTCCATTTCGACTTCATTTCTATCCATATCACCTGCAAATTGACCGCTAGGTCTATAGTTATCATTCATTACTTTTTCTCCACGCTATTAGGATCAAATAACCCTTTAGCAATTAATGTTTGCCTATTAAGCATATGTTCTTTTTCAATATCCGCCTTATTTTGTCCTTCGTATTTAACTGCGTGACAATCATCGATCATCATTAAGTTTATATTTTTATCGCCAACATACATTTCCCCCAGAACCCTGCCAAATTTTCCTTTCTTATCTTTACGGGTTTTAATAACCACTTGTCCCTTAGCTAATTCATCTATAAGGTATTGCTTACTCATTAATCCTCTAACTTTTTCGTCTTTATTCCTGGTACGAGACTCAGGAGTATCTATACCGTATAGACGCACACGACTGGCATAATGAATATCAAACCCAAGATCAATAACCACATCGACAGTATCTCCGTCAACAACTCTTTTAACTTCACAATTATATTCGTACATTTTTATCCTCCTATAACACGATCTCTTAAACGATGGGCTCTTGGTCCAACTTGTGTAGCCCAACGACTATCCATCATTTCAATAGCAGCCGTTTCATAGTCTCCTTTTTCCATAGCTCCTAAAAACTTTTTAAATTTTAATAATCGAGTTAAGCCCAAATTAAACCCCATATTAGCCATTACTCTTTGTCGATTGTCATCTAATTCTCGCCACCAAGGTAATGCTCGGTCTAGTTCTGCACAAATAGTATCTATATCTTTTTCTAAACAAGTCAATACTCGTTGTTCTGAAACAGGAGTACCCACAGGTTGTCCGCACTCATCATCTCTATCTGTAATAAGATGTCCTACTCCAAAAGTTTCATAACCTAGATGATCTTTATAAATCTCTAAGACCATTCCTTCATCAAATATTAATTCTCTAACTAACTGGTTTTTATCCATTTTATTATTTTCTACTCCCGTAAAGATCACTAAACAGATTAAACAAAAGAAACGTATAAAATTTTTCATATAGCTTCATCTACAACGGAATTGTGGTTGCCCCCTTAGTTGAAACAGTTAAAGAACCTAATCCCGTAACTCCTTCTACTCCTCGTTCTGTTCCTGTGTAAAGATCTGTCCAAAAAGAACCCGTCCACAATTGTAATTGGCTTGTGGATAAATTCCAAATAATATCTCCTGGTTGGAATTGATTTCCATTTCTTTGTGTCTCATTAACATTTAGCGTGGCGTCTATATCCACTCTATTTAGACTAAGCTCTAAAACCCTCACTAATCGGTTAAAGGTTTCAGGAGAAATCTCGTCAAAAGCTATGGGAAGTTTTGTTTCTAAAAGTTTTGCCATTATCGTCTGCCGTCAGGTCTAAAGCCTATTCTCATTGCCCCTAATCTAAATCCCATTCCCGTTTTTGTTGTATCATCATCATTAGATTGTACTCTGAGCACCGCTTGGCGTCCTCTAAAACGGGTGTCAATCTTTTTAGTTACAGAAGTACAAGAACTGGTGCTGTTTGTAGCTAAACTCTCTCCTGGATAATTTCTTTGCTTTAAAATAATTTCCGCCGTTTGTCCAGAACTGCCTGTGTCTCCGCTGCCTATAAATTTAATATCAGGAATAATCTTATCAATAAATTGAAATTCTCCTCCTGCAGGTTCAATATCGAAATCACTAGACTCTATAAAGACATTAGTCATAGCAGATCCATCTGCATCATTTCCTGTTTCATGGTCATATAAATAACCTGTATCGGAACTTGAATATGTTCCCATAGGTACACTAAAGATCCCCTCATCAAGCCACGCGGTTCGAGTAAGCTCCCCTATAGTCCAAACATTTTCTTCATAATTATAAACCACATATTTATCAATAACTGTTTCTCCTGAAGAACAATAAAACCAACCCACTTCATCAAAGGCTTTATTAAGGAATCCAAAAATTTGATGTGTTTGTGTTTGGTTTAAGTCTGAAAAAACATACTCATCTACCGTACACATAAGCTGAGTTATATTTCCACCATAACTATAAAAGCCTTTTTTATCCATCCAAAAAACTCCTTTAGGAGTATTGATCATAGCATTAGGTCCAACTAAACCCACGCCCTCATTAACTAGATTAATACTAAAGGTAAAAGGCTGACCTACAAAAGTCATTGAATATAGAGAAGTATCTGTCCAAATTAAAGTTTCTTGCCGCGCTCTAGCTGCCCCAATAATAGCTGCCCCTGCAGATAATCTAAAAGAACCCGCAGTATTAGTGGATTTTGGTTCCCATTCAGTAGCATTTTCCTGATCAGACCAACAAATAAACATTGGATCAATTGTTCCAGTTCTAGCTGTTCCTCCATCATTTAAAGGATCTGCGCCAAAACAAATAATATGTCGATCTATATCACTAACTAGCGTCTGTGTGGCTAACGTAGGGGCTAAATTAGCGCCGCTAAGATCACTTAAGGCTACGGCTCTATCCGTGCCTAGAGTTTTTGCGCTCGTGTCCCAATAATAAATACCAGAAGCACGAGGATTTATTATTAAGTCCTCCCCAAAATTATCCTCTGACCAAAGTCTTAACTGATTCGTAGCGCCTAAAGTACCCGCACTACCAAAAGTGCCATCACTCCAAGTGCCAATACCCCAACCTGTAGAAGGCACATAAACATCTAAACCGACATTAATTTGGTAAGCACCAACAACACTTGATCCACCATTCCCTGAATCACTTGCGTTTGCTGTTACGGTGTCCCCGTCGGTGTCTTTGGCTTCAATAGTGTAGCTGTTAGCATTAACAATAGTTGCAATTTGATACTCTTGGTTTAGAACATTGGCAGTAATTAAACCGCCCAAAGTAGCGGCACCACTAAAGGTGACAAAATCGTTTTGAACTGCGCCATGACTAGAATCTGTAACGGTAATCGTAGCGTCTCCATTGGTCGCAGAAAAGGTTACATCTCCCGCAGAAGTTGTATTTCTAAGAGGCGTTATGTCGTAAAAATTAGCCCCTTCTTTTATATAATATTTCCAAGTAGTGCCTAGTCCTAGAAATTTAGTCCCTGCCACGCTTACCCAAGCATGGAGAGAGCGTCCTGTTGATTTAAAAGTATTTGTGGTGTTTTTTGCCCAACCGCCAATCTTTTCGGGCAATCCTTTGCGAAAGCGTACTAAATTAGAATTAAACCAACCTCCTTCATTAGAGTAGTCAGTTCCTTCTCTATTAATCCCTGGTCTAAATATAAGTTTCTGTAAAGGCAAAACACGCTCCTATTTCATTTAAAGCCAGCCGAAAGAACGGAATAAGTCCCAAAGTACATAGGCAAAGCAAATCCAAAACCCTTTACGATAAAAGACATAATTCTCATACAAAGGCTTGGATATTTTTTCTAGGTTATATAGCTCTTTCACTCATGATTCCTACCCCTTATCTTTCGCTCTGCCTATATTTAATGCACATAGATCGATTAATTTATAGAGCTTACCGATCCAAACATCGTCTTTAGGTGTAGGTGTTATCGCAGCAATAATGCTGGCTACACTAATTATTGCCATAATAATGGCTAAAGCATTTCCAATTGTTTGCATAATTATTTCCTCTTTTTATTAAAAAACTATCCACCAAATATTATTCCAGCCATGCCAACCACTAAAGTAACAAGCGTAGCTAAAATAAAATGCTCAAGTCGCTTAACTCGATGTATTACTTCAAGCCATCGTTCAGCACAAACTGCCTCATGGCTTTCTATTTTCGTATGCACATTAGCTATACGACTTTGCATATCCATTTCTAAGTCAGCAATTTTGCTCATGCAGCCTCCTCAACCTCCCAACAATTCATATTGGAAGCAACTGTTCGTCTTTCGCCTTCGCCCCTAAACGGATAAACCATGTGCGAGAGCCAAGACGG